TTATTCAATCAGAAGGAGAACCTGACCATTCAGTTACCCCTGACCACATAACAGCCGTGGAATATGAAGGCGAAAACCCTGAACAATTTATTGGTAAAAAGTACGACACCAATACAAAAACTTGGCATGATGCAGAAGTTTATGTATATGCAATCCTTGATGAAAAGGGTCGCGCTATGGAAATTCGTCGAACCGTTTATCAACACGAAGCAGACGGATATCCAACGTGGGAAGATGGACTTCGTCCCGACCATTACTGGGCAAACGGAAAATGGAATGACCCAAAGGATGATGAAATCATAGATGTCGAAGAAGTGTCTCAACCAATAGAACTTGAAGATGAAGAAGTTAGACTAAATCGTTTAGCGATATTGGCGTATAAACATCAACAAAAAGAAGAAGAAGACGCTCGACTTTTAGAAGAAATGAAGAAAAAAGGCATCGACCCCCTCAAATTGGGCAAACAATTACAAGATGAGACTAATGCCGCGTTCCAGCAATAAAACATTTAATATGTTAAAGTCCGTTTTATCTTAACTGATAGGGCGGACTTTAATGTTTTGGAACAGAAAAGAAAAGATTGAAATAGTATTTTCTAATGTTCTTGATTATCACGAGAATACCGCACCTCAACCTGCCGTGAAACATATACCTCAATGGTATAAAGAAACGAAAGGTTTTTTACCTGACGGTAAAATGTCTGCAAAAAACGACATTACTATTAAAAAATGTATGCCAGTTTTAGATGCTTTGACTGCTGGCTATATCTTACCAACGCCCCATGACATTTGGGTTGAAAAAAAAGATGGTAAAATTATTTACTACACAGGACCTGCGGCAAGAGTCGAGACACACCAGCAACATCAATCGTATTTACACCCTAAAGCAAATGGACACGAAACACCTAAATATATTAATGGATGGTCTATCAAAACGCCTGAAGGTTATTCAAGTCTATTTATTCCACCCATGCACAATTCACATCCTTGGTTTGAATGTTTTCCCGGCGTAGTTGATACCGATAATTATTTCCATACCGTACATTTTCCTTTTGTTTTGAAAGACACAAACTTTGAAGGTCTTATACCAGCAGGGACTCCAATGATACAAGTGATTCCATTTAAAAGAGATAATTGGAGTTCTAGAATAGGAACAGAGATAGATAAAATTAACGCTCGTGAAAATGAAAAATTATTGTTTCAAAAGTTTTTTAATCGCTATAAAAGTCTTTTTTGGAAAAGGAAAACATGGGGCTAAAGAAGAAAGTTATTGAGACCGCAAGTTATGCCGATTTTCACAATTTGCCTCAGCCAATAAAAAAACACATACCTGATTGGTATAAACAAATACCTTTTTATCAAGATAATGCTAATGTTTTAAAAACAGACTCAATCAAACATCAAACAGTCAAACAATGTATGCCATTTATAGATGCGCTTACCACGGGTTATGTATTGGAACTATGGTGCGACATTTTAGTTACACAGGGAAATGATGTTGCTCCTAATCTGCAATGGAGGACAAATCAAGACCCTTTACAAACAAGAAATGCTAATACCGCAATCACTATGCCTGTACCAGCAGGACACTACCCACAAGGATTTAGTTGGTCTATGCCCTATTCACTCAAGACGCCAAAAGGTTATAGTGCTGTTTTTACTCATCCTTTAAATCGTTTTGATTTACCTTTTACGACTTTAAGTGGAGTCGTGGATTCGGATAATGTTGTTTATGCAGGTAACTTTCCTTTTTTTATTAAGAAAGAATTTGAAGGAGTAATTAAAAAAGGAACTCCTATTCTTCAAATAATCCCGTTCGAAAGAGAAGATTGGGAATCAAGAGAAAATAAAGATTTATTGGAAGAAGGAGAAAGAGCAAGACGAAAAAGTATGGCTGTTATATCAGGATGGTACAAGCATAATGTTTGGCAAAGAAAGTCATACAAATAATGGATGTTTATTTTTCTCCTTGGACTCATCCACCTTTTGAATCATTCCATTTGCTTTACGATATTCCTGACCCATTATTAACAGACTTAACGCCTTTGCGGAATAAAGAAAATACATCAGATAACTGGCTCCAATGCCACGCATTTCTAGGTGCAACAAAAAATACTTTTATTGCTAGAGCGCCTTTTGATATCCATTTTGCTATTCACAAAGATTTCGGAAAGATTAATCTCGGAACTAGACCTGAATACTTTGATTTGATAACTTTAAAACCTTCAACATTAACAAATAGTTATACATTAAGTGTTTATGCTAATTGGTTATTTTGGTCAGACGAGCCATTAGAAATGGAAACAATGGCTCCTTTTAATCATGGTTCGCGATATGCAGGTTATCCAGTTCAGGGAGCCTTTGATATAAACAAATGGTTCAGACCAATCGAACTGGCTATTCAATTATATGAAGGAACGGAAGTAGTTAAAATTGATAAAGGCGACCCTGTATTTTATGTAAAGTTTAAAACTAACAAGACTATAAACCTAAAAAGATTCTATTTGAATAAAACATTATTTACTTTTACTCAAGATTGTTTAAATTATAAGCGCTTTGATAAAGGTAGAAGTTTGAATTATCTTTATTCGTTATTTAAAGGAAAAGGATTAGATAAAGCCATTAGTAAAGAAATTAAAGCAAACATTATAGAAAATCAACATTAATTACTGCTCTAAATTTACTTTTGATTGGCGAAGTCGAGCAATGGTATTGAAGACCATCAAAAACAACACCCCTACCTCGCTTGGGAGATACGCGTAATTCTTCTTTTAAATCTTTTACTTCGACATTGCTATTTGGTTCCCATGAACGGTCAAAGAAAACGGTATCTCCATCTGAGTCGCTAATGTAATAAAGAAATACCTTGTGTGGGTAGTTTTGGTCTATATGGACAGAATGATATCCATCGGAAGTCCCTTGTGTAAGTAAATTACATTTAACTCTAATAATGTTGCTTACTTTTATCTTGTGTTTAGACATAAAGGCTTCAAAAATGTATTGAAGTTGTTCTCCAATCATGCTTGGTTCAAGCAAAGGTTGAGTAACAAATTGAAAAGTTTCCGCTTTGCCAAAAAATGATTCTTTGTCTTGTGATTCTTGGTTTGTTTTTGGACAAAATTGCCAACGAGCATTTTCTAAAATATAGGCTTCGGCTTGAGCCGCTTGCTGGGGAGTTAAAAACTCGTCATCTTGAATAATCATAAAAGGAGCCTACTCTTGTGTCGGCGCGACTTCAAGGCAAGTGGGGGCAAGGCGTGTAACATAGGAGTATGACTTTTACCTATGTGGGACCTGCGACCTCTGACCGCGATAAGGTCCGTTTTCTTATTCAAGATACAGACTCAACGGCACCTCACATGACCGACGAGGAAATCAATTGGCTTATTTCAGAATGGGCGGATGTTTATGATGCCGCCGCTAATGCCGCGGATGTTCTTGCTGGTCAATATGCTCACAAAGCCGATTATTCAAAGTCTGTGGGCGACCTATCCTTAAACGAAACTTTCTCAACTCAATCACAGCGTTTTTCTGCTTTAGCCTCAAGCCTTCGTTTAAATCGTATGCGCCGTTACGCGCCTTCATGGATTGCAAATGCAGATGCGCTCAAATCCACAGCGGACCGGAATGTAACTACTTACAATACGGATGCGCACCTTGGTCAAATGGATAACCCTCGTTCAGATATTCAAGAAACAAGTACGTTGTAATGGCACTACCTTCAACTTGGCAAGGTCCTGAAGGTATTGATGCTAAGTTTTACGAAATGATGCCCGACACAATTACTTTTAATGCCGGGTCAGCAATTGATAAATATGGCAAGCGTACTTATGGTGGAACTGTCACATCCGCCCGCGGGCGCGTGATTTATGAAACACGTCTTATGAAAGATGCGGAAGGTCAGGATATTGTTTCAACAGGTCGAGTAATTCTGTATGGTCCTTACGCCTCTTTAACTCTTGCCGACAAAATAACTTTGCCCAATTCAACTACTCCCGTAATTGTGGGGCTTGAAACAAAAAAGGATACTGCTGGAAATCATCACACGGTCATTCATTTCGGTGTCTAATGAAAATCATATTTCCCGACCTTGAAAGAATTCAAAAAGCCCTTGCAGAATCAGGACCAGCCGGAGCAAAAGTTGCGGCTATGGCCCTTCGAAGTGAGGCGCAAGATGTTTTTGCCGCTTCTCAAGATGAAGTACCAGTTGACACAAGCGCTTTAAAAAAATCAGGACGCGTCCGGCCTGAAACCGGAGTCTTCACCCGCGGGGGCGAGGTCTATGTAGAACTTACCTATGGTGGAGCCGCTACCGAATATGCTATTTATGTTCACGAAAATCTTGAAGCAAATCACCCTCATGGTAAAGCAAAGTATTTAGAGGACCCTATGACCCGTCAGGTTAACGGCATAAGTGGACGCATTGCTGATAAAGTTGAGCGGGCTACGAAAGGGATGTTACGTTGATACTTGAAGCGCTAGGTGATTACCTGCAAACTAATTCCATAGGAACTCTTGGAACTAATATCTTTTTAGGCAAGATGCCCGCCTCACCAGATTACTGTATTTGTTTATATGAATACGAGGGCATGGCTCCTATGCAATCTTTTGGTGGCAACCCTTACGACGTTGATATGCCCCGTATTCAAGTTGTTGTAAGAGGCGCTCGCGACGATTATCCAACTGCTCGCGATGGTGCAAAATCAATCAAGGACATTCTTTCTGACATAACGGACGTTACGATTTCTTCAACGAAAGTCTTGCGTGTCGCTTCCCTAGGTTCAACTATTCCTTTAGGCTTGGACGACAAAGACAGGCCACGCATTGCCGCTAACTTTCAAGCGTATGTAGAAAGATAACGATGAGCGAGCCTATAAAGGACCCATACGGAAGGGGCTCAAATCGTGACGAACTCCCCAAATGCTGGAGATGTGGACGAATCCTTGCGGAATACCTCACGGTCCCGTACTCGCTCAAATGCTCAAGATGTAAAGCAGTCAACCAGCACATTTAAAGACGGCCTTATTAAACTTGTAAACAATCCAAAAGTATTTGCAGGACAAGAATGTTTTGTTGGTCAGATGCTTTGTTCAATTGAACAAGAAGAAGCAGAACTTTTAAAAACAGCACTTTCCGATAAAAGAATCCGCCATGTTGATTTGGTGAGGCTTTGCGAAGCCGAAGGTTACAAAATGAGTGAAGCAACAATGCGCCGCCACCGAGCGCATGGATGTCGGTGCGATAAATGACGTTTGAGGACCGCGTGAATGCTCTTGTTGGTAAAGCCGAACAAGAAGAACACGAACCTCCCAAAAGAGACCGCAAGGCTCAATGGATTCCGGGTATTGAATGGAAAGGCGATGAAGGCGAAGTAACTACCCTTCCGATGGAAGGTGAAATTGCTCCTGATTGGTCAGGCGTTCTTCGCATGTGGGGGTTAGACCCAGAATTTTTTGCAGTAGTCGAACCCGTTTTATTTAACGTATGGGGCGACCCGCTTGGCGCACTCAATCGCCAGTGGAAAGGAAAAGTAGTTCGTATCCAAGATGCAAAAACGGATTACAACTTAGATATCTTAAAAGAAGAAATCAAAAAACATAAAAAGAACAAAACCCAAGTTATGTATGGTGAAGGTGTCTTCAATGTAGTTCTTGCAGATTGGCAAATGGGAAAGAACGAAGGCGGCGGAACACCTGCTACTGCGCAAAGAGTTTTAAATGCCATCACAGCCGTTCTGAGCCGCGTAGAGGAGTTAAAGAGATTAAAACGACCTCTAGGCACCCTACAAATCATTTGGACCGGAGACAGCGTTGAGGGCTGTTTAGGACACTATGAAATGCAGACCTTCTCAGTTGATTTAGATAGACGAGGACAAGTTAATGCGGTTCGCACTTTACTCCTCGAAGCAATCCGTCAGTGGGCTCCACATTTTGAAAAAGTAAGAATTGTTGCAGTAGGAGGCAACCATGGTGAAAATCGTTCGAAAGCAGGCAAAGCCTTCACAACCCTTGCAGACAATGATGACCTTGCTGTTATTGACCAAATCAAAGACGCCCTTGAATTCAACCCCGACACCTACGGTCATGTTGAAACGATTATTGCGCCGGACCATCTTTCGCTCACGGTCGAAACGGCGGGGTGGATTTTAGGATTGACTCATGGTCACACTGCAAGAGCAAGCGGGACCGCAGAACAAAAATTAAAAAGTTGGTTGAGCCGAATGTCTTTAGGCCGTCAACCAATTGGCGAGTG